TCACGCCGTAACTTGCTGGCTTTCAATATTCTTCTTGGTAGTTGGTTTTCGTTTGCCTGTTGGTTGCACTTTTTTGACCGTTTCGGCGTCCCATCCAGCAGAGAATAGTTCGCCCTTGCCCGTCAATAACCATTGGGGGGAAATCTTGTAATCTTCGGCAAGGTACGTCAGCCATCCAGCGTGAAATATTCCACTATGCGGCTCTCGCTCCAGCCGCTGAACGTTACGGCGGTTCAGTTCATAACGGCGAGTGAAGGTCTGCAAGCCACGGATCACGCCCTCATCTATGAGAGTGCGTATTGCCTTGAAGAACCGTTCAACGATGGCTACTGTTTTGTCTTTTTCCTGCTCCATTGCTTTTGCTTTTGCTTTTCATACGCACGCCCAAACACTTCCCCCAGCCTATTGTCGTGCTCTTCCAGCCGAGCGGCCCAGTCTTTCAGCTCTGAGGCCGTGGGCAGGATGCCACGAGCGAGGCGTAACTGCTCTTCGTCCGTCAATACGGGCAAGTAACGTTCGAAGGCGCACACCGTGAATATATTATTGTTTGTTCTTTCCATCCGACAAAATTTCAATGATGCCGAGAAGCCGATTTATCTGTGCGTCCTTCGCCGCAATCAATGCGTAAAAGTCAGCTGGAACGTCGGTGGTGTTGCCCGTGCCCGTAATATTCACGTCACTTTTTGTTGGTGTGGAAACATCCCCAGCAGGAATCCCGTAGAGGTCGGCAATAGTTATGCCCATGCCGTTTGCCAAAGATTCCAAAATCCCGCTTTTTACGTCTTGCGCTCCGAACACTTGGTTGAGCGATTGTGAGTTCATGCCCGCAAGGGCAGCTATCTCCGTCATCGTTTTTCCCGTTCGCTTCAAACGAGCTTTCAGTTCACTTCCTCTCATTTTCTCAATGTTGTTAAATTCAGCATATTTTACTTTAGAGTTAAAATTATTTAAAATCTATCTTAACTGCCTGTTTTTCCATTAGAATTACCTAACTTTGCAAGCGTGTTACACAACACGTTGCATAACGAGTTGCAAATGTAGTTAGAATTATTGATATAAAAGACTTTTAATAGCGAAAAAATGAAGGAAGAAATGAAAATGGATTTGCGCACGGAGGCGGAGAGGAAGCGTGCCGTATTGCACGACCATATCCGAAGCGACTACCAGCGCATCACGAAGAACCAGCCACACGTCCGCCCCTATCGTGTGATGACTTCATTGGGGCAAAAGTACGGTTGGACAACGCAGGGTATCGCCTCGCTCTTGAAGCGGATGGGCGTATATGCCCCGAGTACGGCTTGCAAGTAAACAACTTTAAAACTTCAACGACACATGATTACGCCGATAGAGCCTACATGCGCCGACGCTGGCCGATATAGCGTGACGGAGGCGTGCAATCTGTTAGGAATCCATCGCTCTACGCTGGAACGCTACAGACTGCGAAATTTAATCAAAGCGGGATTTCATGCACATACCTCCCGCAAGTTTTACACGGGTTACGAAATCAAAAAATTATGGAGAAAGCTATGATGAGAATTTGGGACAAAGTGCTGGCGTGGTTTGCAGAATACCAGCAGCAGAACAGAGAGAGACGTGTGGCACGCAAGGCGGCTCGCCTTCAACGGGAGGTGGAGCGCAGAATCCAAGTGCGTGAGTTTGATGGCGGTCTGTGCCTCTGTATTGACAACATCCCCGTATTGAAGCGGGCGGAGTTCGACGATGCAGAGTTGAGGCAAGCACGGTCGTTATTGTTCAACTATCTAACCAGCGCAAGACGATGAAAAAGAAGCAACATGCCTTCGTTGAAGAGTGCGCAGATGAGCATCGGGCCGACATCATAGAGGCAATAGAGTACGGGCACATGTGCGCCGCCACCATCATTGACACTGCTGACGGATTCGTGGAGATTGTTAGCGGCCGTCGAGGCGGTGCAGCCGTTAAGGTGCACCACGACGACGAGGAGAACAAACGTGAATGCTCTCTATTGTGCGAAGCCATTGAAAAGGCGTTACCCGAATGGGAGGACGTAAAAGAAGAATATGAAGCCGAGGAAGAAGAAGCCGAGGAAGAAGGCGGCAATAGCCCCGACCCCGCTTTTTCAAGTTGGAGCGATTATTGGGATTATATTTTCAGAACATAGTACACAACTTTAAAATATTTGCAAAATGGAAAATCAAGTAACAATCAGTCAGCCGACCATGCTGGAGGCTATGAACAGAAGCGAAACCGACATGCAGATTTCAACGGCCCACGCCTTCCCACGTGACGAAGAGAAGGCACTTGCCAAGATGGCACGGCTGGCGTGCATGGATGTGGAGACCGCCGCCGATTGCTTCTATCAGTTGAAGCGCAAAGGGGCTGACGGCACGGAGACCGACATCGAAGGTTTGAGCGTGCGAATGGCCGAAATCATTGCTTCGTGCTGGGGCAACTTGCGAGTGCAGGCCCGCATCATTGGCAACGATGGCCGCTGGATAACGGCCCAAGGCGTGTGCCATGATTTGGAGAGTAACTATGCAGTTTCAAAGGAAGTGAAACGCCGCATCACTACCAAACAGGGCTACACGTTTAGCGAGGATATGCAGGTAGTGACGGGTAATGCAGCATGCGCCATTGCCTACCGAAACGCCGTGCTGGCAGTTGTGCCCAAGGCAGTGACGAATAGCGTTATCAACCGTGTGCGTGCCGTGATGGAAAATGCCGAGATGGACGTGCCCAAGGTACGGGCGAAGACGCTCAAATGGTGGGCCTCGAAGGGCGTTACCGAGGAGCAGCTCCTGCACTACCTCCAGCTCGACAACATCGAAGCCATTGACAAAGAGCAGCTCTATTCGCTGCGAGCTTTGGCGCAAGCCATCAACGAGGGCACTACCAGCATCGAAGAGACCTTCGTTGCACCCGTGCAGCAGGAAAGAGTAGCAAATGGCGTGAAATCAGCGGCCAAGGCGGCAAAAGACAAGGCAGAGCAGGCAATGGCCCGCTCCAAGGGTAAAAACGTGACACAAACAAAATAAACGGAAAATAACTTGCACCGATTAGACGGTGCATAACTTCAACAACAAAAGATATGGAAAATTTAGATTTTGAGTTTTTGGATTTCAATCCAAAGCGAAAAGGAGGACGATCACTCGGAAAGAACCAGTTTAGTATTTCATTACATGGTTCATCGAGCGGAATACTTGAATTTGGCAGCGAGCTGAAAGAAGAGGTGGAACGTTACAAGTATTTGCGCCTCGCCCGTCAAAAAATGACGCAGGAGTTGTTTCTCGTTTTCAACAACGAAAAGGGAATAGAGTTGCGAGAGCGCAAGCGTGACTGTGCGTTGATGGGTTACTCCAAGGAGATGGCCAAATGGTTGTTAGCGCAATTCTTCAATGGCGAAAACTATGGACGGTTGCAAATCAGCGAGAACCTTGCAAATAGTGTGGAATATGCAACCTATCGTGTAATCAAGAAATAAGACGGACATGAAAACGACATTAAAGTTTAAAGACAGAGCCGAATGGCTGCAATCCCGTACACTTGGAATCGGCGCAAGCGAAGTGGGTACGATTCTCGGCTTAAACCCGTTTGAGACGCCATACCAGCTTTATTTGCGAAAGAAGGGCAAAGCAGCCCCGAAGCCCGAAAACGAAGCAATGCTCATGGGCCATTTGCTGGAGGATGCCGTGGCCCAGCGTTTCGCCATAGCAACGGGCGTGCACATCATCAAGAACACGACCGATGATTTCACGGTGTTCAACAACGAACGGCCCTACATGCGAGTATCTCCCGACCGCCTGTATTGGGGGCAAGGCGTGAAGCACAACGAAGCCAACAAAGGAGTGCTGGAGTGCAAGACTACGGCCATGCCCGTTGACGTGGACAACGTGCCGAAACATTGGTTTTGCCAACTGCAATACCAGCTCGGCGTTTGCGAATACACGCACGGTGCTCTTGCATGGATTTACCTTGGACGGCGTGAGTTCGGAATGCTGCCAACTGAGTTCGACCCCGAGTTCTTCGAGTTCTTGGTTGAGCAGGTTGACGAGTTTTGGACACGCTACATCGTTGGCGATGAAGAACCAGCGGCGTACAATGTGGAGGACGTGGTTATGATGTTCCCCCGCCATACCGTGGACAAGCGGGTGACGGCAACAAATGACCTTATCGCAGATACTGTCCAGCTGAAAGAAGTGAACGAGCAGTTGAAGGAAATCAAGGCCAAGAAAGAAGCCCTGGAGGCAAACATCAAGCTGGCGATGGGTGATGCCGAGGCGCTGGTAACGCCCGACGATACCGTGCTGGCAACTTGGAAAGCCCCGAAGCCTTCCTCAAAGTTTGACGCAAAGACGTTCAAGGACAAGTATCCACAACTCTATGCGAAGTACTGCCAAGAGGCGCAGGGTGCTCGCCGATTCTTACTCAAATAAACTCCCGAAACGATGCACGCAATAAGTAACAGTAATTTTGGCTACGTAGTTGAATTGTTGCAGGCGTACATCGCCGACAATAGTGCGAGGCGCGACGTGCGTACCGTGAACCGAGTGCGCCGTGCCCGCCTATTGTTGCGGGCGTTTGCAAAGAGCCAACCGTGTAAGAAATAGACCGAACTATGGCAAAGGACAGAGCAAAAGGAATGTTGATTAGCCTTGACATAAGGCAGCAAGTAGAATTGTTGTCGAACGAGGAGGCGGGCGAGCTCTTCAAAGCGTTGCTTGCCTATGCTGACGAGGGCACGCCTATAAGCACGGAAAACCGTTTGCTCTCGGTGGTGTTTGCAGGGTTGCGTTCCCAGCTTGACGCATCCGCCGAAAACTATGCCAAGAGGTGCGAAAAGAACAAGGCGGCAATGCTTGAACGCTGGAGAAAAGAACGTAAACAATCGAATACGAACGAATACGAATGTATTCAATCGAATACAAATGAATGCGAAAGCATACAAACGAATACGGAAGAATACGAATGTATTCAATCGAATACAAATGAATACTATATAAGAAAAGATAATATAAGAAAAGATAATATAGATATAAAGAAAGATGCTAAAGCATCTAAAGAAAAGACGGATGGCGCAAATGCGCCCCACTCTGCGCTTTTAGACGTGAATGCGTTTGTAGCATACTTCAACGAGCAGCTGGTAGCGCAGGGCGCAATTATCAAGCAAGTGAAGACGGTCACGGTCAAGCGCAGGTCGGTTATCGAGGCCCGTGCCCGTGAAAACGGAAAAGAGGCTTTAAAGACCGTTGCCGACAAATCGGCCTCGAGTGATTTCCTAAACGGGAAGAACGACCGAGGCTGGCTGGCAACATTCGACTGGATTATGCGCCCTAACAACTTCGTGAAGGTGCTTGAAGGAAATTTCGATAACAAAACAATGGCCGCAAGCAACGGCGGCAAAAACGTGAATGACTTATGGCAATAGATATTTTAGAAATCATCAACAAGTTGCGCAAATGTGGATTCCTTCCAACCGTGCAGCGTTGTAGCTATTCTCTCGATACGAAAACCGTGCTTGGAATTGTCGGGAGGCTCGGAAGAGAGTTGAACGCCGCTTTTGTGCTTGACGATGAAAACAGATGGACTTACATCCAGCTCTTGAAATGGCTTGCTGGTGACAAGACTATGCAAGCGATTGACCCCGATACGGGCAAGGTGGTGGCGGGCCGCTTGGATGCTGGCCTCTACCTTGCAGGGCCAACGGGTAGCGGGAAGAGCGGAGCCTTGAACATCATGCTCATGCTGGCCCGTACGTTCAACATCCAAGTAACGCTCAACGGTGAGCAGCGTTGTCTCTTTTGGAAAGAAGTGCGGGCCGATGAGATTGCACGCAACGGGCAGCTTGATAGGTACAATGAGGCTGGCGTGCTTTGCATCCAAGACCTCGGGACAGAGCCAACGGAATCCGTTTTCATGGGAAACCGCTTCCAGCCCGTAAGGCAGCTAATTGAGCACCGTGGGGACGCTGGCGGCGTGATTACGCTTTTCAGCAGCAACCTCCCTATGGGAAGCAGCGTGCTCGTTGACCGTTACGGCGACCGTGTGGCGAGCCGCTTGCGTGAAATGTGCAATTACATAGAGCTAAAAGGGAAAGACCGCAGGAAAAGCCGATAGGAGGGCCGTGCGTGCCCCGTGTTAAACGAACGAGCGGGCCGTGGGTACTTATTAGGGTAAAGTGATTAACGGCCCTTACAGGGCCTAAAAACAACGAATATGGAAAAATACAGTATTACAGTATCTACGCAAGCGGATGCTTGCTTCATGAATGACGAGATACTCGAACTATACAAAGTTCTCAGAGCCGAGTTCCCGAACATAGCCATGCAAACAATGGACAAGTACGTCCGTGGGTGGAGCAAGCTAAATTTGTCAAGCTGCCTTGAAGAGGATAAGCGGACAAAGAATTTAGGAATAACGAAAAGCAAAAAAAAACAAGCACATGGAACAGTTCGAATTTATCGGGTATTTAGCGGATGACGCAAAGGTCATCCAAAACAACGGAAACCCGTTTATCAGTTTTCGCGTGGGCGTTACACGCAAGTTCAAGAACAAGCAGGGAGACGCAGTCGAGCGGACGAAGTGGATTGACTGCACCCGCAACGGCGATGAGCGGTTTGCCCAATACTTGAAGAAAGGGCAGATGGTGTTCGTCCGTGGGGACGCTGAGGCACGGGCCTACCTCGACAAGAACAACAAGGCGCAGGGCTCGCTCGGTTGCCATGCTTGGGACGTGACGCTCCTTGGCGGCAAGCCCAAGAGCGAGGAGGCCGCGCCGTTTTAGCCAAGGAACTAACGATGCCTATTGAGTGCGAAAAATGCCCCTCGGCCCGTAATTGCATCAACGGCAAATATTGCACCCGCCGAGGGGTGTATGTGGAACACGATACGAAATTGAAGTGTAAAAATGAAACTTGAAGATTTGAGAAAAGAAGACCAGCAGGAATTTCTTGCAGCCTTCGCAGCAGACCCCACCATCGTCAAAATGAAAGAGAAGTGCGCATCGTTTGAAAGACGTGGGATGTGGATTCAAGCGTTGGATATGCGCAAGAGGATTGAGCAAACAAAGGTCAAGACCTTCGACAAGTTCATGGAAAAGCTGGACAAGGCGGCTGAGCGGGTCAACCTCTACGATACCAAAATGACGCAGGAGCAGCGTGACAAGCTGAATACCCTTTGCGTGACGTTGTTCATGGCGTGCGATGTGATTGATAGCGCCGTGGTGGACATGAAGGAGATTTTGCAAGAGGTGGACTGCGGGCTGGAGTTCCTTATGTTCGATGACATCAAACGGGTTATCGAAAGCGCCCGCTCCAAAATACGCTTCATGAACAATGCAAGCGACGTGGCGCAGAACGTTGTATGGGGCGACACCTCGGATGACATGTACAATATCATCCAAAACAAGGCACGCTCCGTGATACGCAAGCGAGAAGAGGCTGGCGAACATTGGGGCGACAGGTTTGAGGCCATGAAGGCCCGATAAACGGCCCGTGTCGCAAGAACGGCCCACTACCCTAACAACTCCCATCAAAGGGACGAAACGGCGGCAGGCGTTGATAAAACAACCTTGTCAGCCGTTTTGGGGGATTATAGGGGGAGAATATTAAAATAACAGTTGTATATTATGAAGATAGAGAAAATGAACATCAAAAAACAGACGAAGAAGGCAGACGTTATTATCGGAATAGACCCCGATGTTGACAAGAACGGAGTTGCTTTTCTTGAACGCACTCCCAGAAAACTCGAAATTACGACATTGGGGTTTGCCGATACCCTGGACTACCTTTGCTTCGTGAAGCGGAAAAGCGAAACCGCAGAACAGACGTTCGTGGTCGTCATAGAGGCTGGATGGCTGAATCAAGGGAATTGGCACTACCGTTACTCGGATAGCAAGGCGAAGGCCGCAGAGCTTGGAAGGGCCACGGGCCGAAACCACCAAACGGGAATGTTGCTGGCTGAAATGTGCGAGCACTTGAAAATCCCGTTTGTGCTTCAAAAACCCCTCAAAAAGATTTGGAAGGGCAAAGACAGGAAAATCACGGCCGAGGAGCTCAAAGCATTCACGGGCGTTGTCGGACGCACGAACCAAGAGGGACGGGATGCGGCTCTGCTGGCGTGGGAATACGCTGGACTTCCTATAAAAATGCGCCCAATCCAATTTGTTAAAACTTTCTAAGTGCTTACATGATAAGCGTAAAAAGCACTATATTTGCACCGTAAAAACCAACTCAAACGTATGAAAGTCGAAAAAGTAAATCTAAAACAAGTCGCAACGAACGACGAAAACCCACGTTCAATCACGGACACGAAGTTTGCCAAATTGGTTAACAATGTGCTCTCCTTCCCGAAGATGCTGGAGCTGCGTCCGATTGTCATCAGCGATGAGATGAAGGCCCTCGGCGGCAACATGCGCCTCCGTGCCTTGCAGCACATTTCCAAGATGAAGCCCGCCGAGCTGGAGGGACTGCTGGCCACGATACCCGATTACACGAAGGCCACGGACGGCGAGCGGGAGGCCGTCATGCAGCATTGGCAATCATGGCTCAAAAAACCGACCGCCCCCGTGGTCTATGCCTCCACGCTGACGGAGCAGGAGCAGCGGCGGTTCATTATCCTTGATAACGTTGGCTTCGGTGATTGGGATTGGGACGAACTGGCCAACAAATGGGACGGCGAGGAGCTGGGAGACTGGGGTCTCGACAACTGGGGTGCTGGCGATGGCTGGGCAAACGGTGACATGGCAGGAACTGGCACGGGCGAAGGCAATGCAGAGGGCGAGGAATCTGGCGATGCGGGAGGCGGCGACAAAACGAAGCAGGGCGCACTCGTTGAACGATTTGTAGTGCCACCGCTTAGCGTACTTGACACCCGCCAAGGATATTGGCAGGAGAGGAAAAAAATGTGGCGTGAACTTATAGGAGATATTGGCGAAAGCAGGAACGATATATTATTATGTTCTAACGAATTAAAATACAGAGACCTCTATCAAAAAAGCCAAGAACACAGAAAAAAACTCGGCATATCGTTTAGTGAATACCTCGATAAATACGTGACGGATGAAGTCAAAGAACGAGAGCTGGAGAAAGTTGTTGGATCGGGCGTCTCGCTCTTTGACCCCGTTTTGTCAGAAATATGCTGCAAGTGGTTTACACCAAAGCAAGGGGCGAAAATATTCGACTGCTTTGCTGGCGATACGCAAAAAGGGTTTGTGTTCGGCGCTTGTGGGTATGAGTTCATAGGAATAGAACTTCGGCAAGAACAAGTGGACGTCAACAATGATGTTATAAAAGACAGAAATCTCCCTATAAAATACATTTGCGATGATGGACAGAACGTTGCAAAGTATATTGAACATGATAGCCAAGACATGTTGTTTAGTTGCCCCCCATACTATGATTTGGAAGTTTATAGCGACATGCCAAACGATGCAAGCAACCAAGGCACATACGAAGATTTCCTGCTCATACTCCGCAATGCTTACAAAGCTGCCATCGGGTGCTTGAAACAAAATAGGTTTGCCGTTATTGTAGTCGGCGATGTTCGCAACAAGAAAACGGGATTTTATTACAATTTCATTGACGATGTTAAACGTATATTTAGTGAAAATGGCATGCCGCTATATAACGAAATGATACTCGTGGAAACGGGCGCAACAACGGCATTAAGGGCATCACGAAACATGGATTTTAGAAAAGTCGGCAAAATGCATCAAAACGTCCTTGTGTTCTATAAAGGAGATACGAAACAAATCAAAAGTGAGTTCCCCCCTATAGAACTGACTGACGAAGAGAAAAATGACATCGAAGCGAACATTGCCAAATTTCTCATCGAAGAGGAAAAATCGTCTGAATAATACGGCGGGCGTTGTACGGAGGATGTGCAGGTGAACTAAAAGTCACACCTCGCCTCCTTCGTGCGTGCTTTCATCCCGTGGAAGCAAGTGTAATTGCTTTGTTTCATTGTGGGAAGGCCCACAAAGCCGCCCTGCCGCCCGAACGATGGGCGGCTCTATAAACTATACCAAGAACGAAAGAAAACGCGACACAAGCGAAATTCGGAGAAAATAAGATGCCAAAGAAGATTAGAACATTAAAAGACAAGCAGACTGCAATCATCCAGCGCATGCAGATTGTCGCCCCGCTATGGAGGAAGAACTATAGCGAGCGTGAGATCCGTGTGGAAGTGATGAAGCGGCTCGGGCTTGAAACGCTCAGCTCCCGAACGGTGCATGAGGATATTAAACGTTTGTTGAAAGAATACCAAAACGAGCGGCTGGACGACACCGAGGCGAGGGTGACGGCTGAACTGGCCCGCATTGACTTGGTTATACAGGAGGCGTGGAAGCAATGGGAGGACAGTAAGATGGACAAGGACGAGAACCGTATCAAGCGCAAGGGCCTCCCGAAGCTGGATGCAGACGGGAAGGAGGACGGACTGCTGACTGCCTACGTCGAGCAGGTGAAGAGCACGGCCATTGGCAAGGGCGACCCCCGCTATCTCGACATCATTCTAAAGGCCTTGGAGCAGCGCCGCCGTCTGCTGGGCCTCGACCGTGTGCAGGTGGACTTGACGGGAACACTTGGATGCGACATAGAAATCAAGCACACGGCCACGGGTTACACTCCAGCAACGAGCGAGGATGAAGTCCGTGCCCGTGACGGCATTAAAGACGAGTAAATTAAATGCTTCTATTTGACGTAAACGCAGAGCTTTACGAAGCGAATAGCGACCCTCAGCCCCGCTTCCTTGTAAACCAAGGAGGCACATCAAGCGGCAAAACATACTGTTTGGTGCAGCGGCTTATTGAGCTATCCATCCAGCACCCACGGGCCGTGATTACGATTGCGGGCCAAGACCTCCCGAACTTGAAGGTGGGCGCAATGCGTGATATGGAAACTATCGTGGGCGAAAGCAGGTGGCTCTCTGAGTGGTTTACGGTCAACAAGTCGGAGCACTACTATCGGGGGAAGAACTTTGCGCTCATCGAGTTCAAGTCCTACAAGGATGCGCAGGATGCGAAGAACGGAAAGCGTGACTATCTTTTCATAAACGAGGCCAACGGTATGACGTGGGAGGTGGTGTGGCAGCTGGCCATCCGTACCCGCAAGCAGGTTTTCCTCGACTACAACCCCTCGGCCCGCTTTTGGGTACACGACGAACTTATAGGGCGAACGGACTGCAAGCTCATCATCAGCGACCACCGTGGGAACAGATTCCTTTCGGCAACGGATCATCAAAAAATCGAAGAAATCAAAGACCCGCAGTTATGGGAGGTTTACGCCCGTGGACTGACGGGAAAGATAACGGGCCTCATATACACGAATTGGGACATCGTGGACGAGCTTCCACCGCTGGAGGAATGCAAGATGCTTCCCGTCTATGGCCTTGACTTCGGCTATTCAAACGACCCAACGGCGTTGGAGGAGATACGGCTGGCGCATGGCGAGCTATGGGTTGACGAGTACATCTACGAGACGGGCCTTGTTAACTTCGACCCACGTCACCGAGACCGAAACATCGTGGACTTGTTGCGGGAGGCTGGCATCACCCGCCGAAGCCTCATTGTTGCCGATTGCGCCGAGGGGAAATCAATCCAAGAAATCAAGAACGAGAATTTTTGGATAATCCCGAGCGTGAAGGGTGCTGGCTCTATCAAAAACGGAATTGACGTTTTGAAGCGTTACAAAATACACTTTACCCGCCGCTCGGTTGGTGCGATTGATGAAGCGAAGAAATACAAGTGGGCCGTTGACAGGGACGGCAATAGCATGAACCAGCCTATCGACAAGTTCAATCACGCCATGGACGCTATCCGCTATGCGGCACAGATGAAACTCAGAGTGAAGCACACGGGCACGGCCAAGGCACATGTTTTCAAAATGTAGGGGAAACGGTTATGAAGAAAAATACTAAATTTGGACATTGGGTGCGAGTTGCCCCGTTCACGGACTATAAGCTGGAGCGATACACCCGCCCACGCTTCGTTGCTGGCGTGCAGACGCCCGAAAACCTTGATGGCCTTACAATGGGCCAACTAATAGAACTTTCCACGTTAGGGGACACGAACGAGAGCTTTTTCACGGTGTGCCATATTGTGCTGCGCCTTGAACGGGAGCAGGTGGAGGAAGCACGGGCCGTTGACGTGGTGCGCTTCGTTGGCTGGGTAACGGGTGAGGCCGACCGCATTAACAAACTTTTCAACGGCACGGAATCGAAGCCAACGAAGGAGGAGGAGCAGGCGGGCATCAAGAAACTTCGCTTTGGGCTTTTCGGGATGCTGGACTGGTACGCCAAGCGGATGCGGATCCAAGACCACGACGAAGTGCTGGAAGTCCCTTGGATGCGTGTTTGGCGTTGTCTTGACATCGATAACAAAACGAATAATTTTCAGAAAAGATTACAGGAGGTTTACAATGAAGAGTATCGAAGGAAAAATCAGAGAAATAGCTAAACAACCAGCCTTCGCTGGGTACGGCTACATCTTCGAAAATTGGTATGATGCGAGCACGGCGGTTAGCCGTGTGCCGTTGCCCGCCATTATCACTATACTGCCCGTAAATGGCAGCATCACGTTCCGAAACGGGCGCACCTACGACACGGAGAACATCGCAATCGCTTTTGTGGACAAAGTTCCAAGGAATGCGAACGGCGAGGACAACGAGCGGGCCTACAACAGAATGAAGGCCGTCGGCGTGGAGTTCATTAAGGCACTCAATGCGAGCGGGTACTTTGCCCCGCTGGAAGAGCAGCAGCCGTATCAAGTAATCTGCGAGCAGATGTCGGACGTGGTGACGGGCGTTTTCTTTACGCTCAAACTGCAAGAGGTGGGGAGGTGTTAGGCTATGGCAGGAACATTGAGAATCGACCAAGATGCGGCCCGTGTCATCGTGCAGGAAGAGCTCGAGCAGCTCCAGCAGAGAATCGCCGCCAACATGGTCAAGGCGAACGAGGTGGCAAGCGGGCGAACGTTGAAGTCCATGCACGTTGAGACGGACGTTCAGAAAGGTACGCTCTTTGGCCGTGCCTTCTTCGGTGTGCTGGAGACGGGACGCCGTGCTGGCCGTGTGCCCCGTGGCTTCGACCAAATCATTTTCCAATGGATGCAGGACAAGAACGTGCACGCCTCTCCCCTTCCCTACAAGGGCAAAGGGCCACACAAGTACACAGACCCGCAGTTGCGTGGCGATATGGCCATGGCCTCGGCGATTGCGTGGACTATCAAAAAGCGTGGTTCGAGCCTATTTCGCAAAGGTGGGCGGGATGACATTTACAGTAACGAAATCCCGCAAACTATCAAGCGTATCGAGAGGCGGCTGGTGTTCCTCATCTCGGACATGGCACAATCAATCAATCTGAACAACATCAAAATCAAATAGAGGGCATTTTTTATGAGAACCACAACCAAAAACGGCGTCACGCTGAAATACCCCGATGAAATCGGATTCTGCTTCAATCCGTGCCTCATAGTGCTGGAAGGCCCGAACGTTGCCTCTGTTGCATTATCTTTGTCCGATGGTACAAATACCCAAGGGACGGAGTTTGATGCGCTTGGTGGCCACGTTTACGGCGATTTTCGGGAATTTGTTCAAACACTCTTTGACGACACCACGTTTGGCGACATCGACTATTCGGCCAAGAGCACGAAATCGAAGTTGGGCAAGTTGGTTACGCTGACCGCTACGGCCTTCCAGCTGAGCGAGGCTGGCGAGCGGGTGGCGGTGGCTGAGTTCACCTTCACAGTGTTCTATGTATGGGGTGCACTTGCATTGGGCGAGACCTATAACGGACAACGGGAGGTGACATTGTTCCGTGGCTTCCCGTTCACGGTGGGCCTCTACAATGATGGCAACGAGGGGGCGGTGCTGGTCTCGAATGATGGCAAGGCCACGACCGTTATCAGCCTTGACGGGCAAGGTGTGTTTGATGTGACCGTGCCAAATGAGACGGCCCGCCATTTCTACATCATCAGCGACTTTAAGGGCACGCTCGCCGCAACCACGTTTGACGATACCTACGACTTGACTTTTCGCAAAATAGGAGCGGGAACTTTCGAGGACAAAGTGCGAGTGAACATAGTGGACGGCGTGGATGATGGCTTTTACCTTCGCTGGATTGACCGTCATGGCTTCTACTGTTATTGGCTATTCAAGAAGGGCGCAGAGCAGTTCCAAGTTGCCAACGGCGGCGAGTACTTGCGTAACAATCTGCTGGCCTACGACCAGTCGTATGGGTATCAAGGCGGAGCGGGCCGAAGACAGGCATATACAAGGCAGGACACCGTGCCCGTATGCGCCCCGCTTGTCAGCCGTGAAACGTGGGATTACTTGCTGGGCATCGCCACCTCCCCCGTCGTGGATTTGTTCCGTGCCTACAAGGCAGACGGCAAGACGCCTATTTGGCAGAGCGTAACCGTGCAGGCTGGAACATATACGAAGGCCATGCGCACGCCCTTGCAGGACTTCGCATTAAACATATTACTCCCCGAAACCCCAACTCAAACACTCTGAGAACATGATAGACCAAAGACTATACATTGACGGGCAGATGGTTGATATTGACGAAGATACCAAACTGACGTTGAACATCAAGAGCAATATGTTTCAAGACGTGAGCAAGCTGGTGAGCAACCGTACTTTCAGCGTGAAACTTCCAAAGACGGTGCGCAACCAGCGTATTTTTGAACACGCCGACAAGGTGCAGGACGGTGGCGGTGGCTTCCCCTACAAAATGCACTCGGCCCGCTATTTCCGAAACGGCGTGCAGCTGATAGGCGATGGCCGTGCCGTCTGCCTCTCGGTGGGCGATAGCATTGAAATCAGCATCGTTTGGGGATTGTTCCCCGCATTCACGGACATTCAAAGTAAGGGCACGACACTCAACCAGCTGAAAAGCTCGGCCCGCCTCAAATGGAGTGCCGACGTGTACAATACGTATGACGAGGCGTTGGCCGCTGGCTACTTCTATGCGGAGTATGATCCGTTCCATTTGGCGGAAACGAGTGACGAGTGGAAGGGCCAAGACACCAACGAGGGCGCAGGTGTCACGACCTACTATTGGCTGGAGGACGGCGCAATAGAGACGGGCGAGACGGTGGGCGAGAACATTTCCCCGATTATTGATGCTGAGGTAGCTGGCTATGCAGCCGTATCGGCAGAGTTCAAAGTGGGCGATACGCTGCGCATCCGTGGGGCGGTTGGCGGCGATGCGAAATATCGCCTTTACGCCGTCCTTGATAGTGCAAACAAGGTGCTTGAGCTGGGCGAGGCATCTACCCCCGAGACCGTGGCGGGCGATTATGAAATACCAGCCCCCACGAATGCGTCCCGCATGGTGGTAAACGTATTGAAGGAACGCTCTAAGGACTACGAGGTATCAATTTCCAAGGGTGTGAGCACTCCACTACGAGCATACCAGCCACCAGCAAGCGGCGGCACGGCCTTCGGCAAGCTACGGAAGGCAAGCCCCTATGTGCATCCGAGCGTGCTGGCTTCATGGGTGCTGAACCTAATTTGGGAACAGACGGGCGTTAATTTCAAGTGGACGGGCGAGGCGGCAGACCTCATCAATACGCTTGCCATTCCGCTTGTTAACAACAAAAGCACATCGCTCACGTTGGACGGGATGCTGGATGCGGTGCTGGTGGCACGGGCTGGAAATGGCCCGCTGAAAGTGAAACTCAACTCTGCGAGCACGCTATTCAGTAACGCCGTTGGCGTGGAGGCTGACGAGTTGCTTGTCGCTGCGAACGTCTCTGTATTGATGGACGTGCAGGGCCGATGGAGCTGGGACACGGGCGGAACACGCCCCAACACTACAACAACACGATACTCGGACGATGGCTCGGTAATAACGTATCTGTACACCTATTCGCATAACTATATCGAAATGAAGGTTACGCCAAAGGTGGTCACGGAGGACAATGGCGTAGCGACCTACATTGTTGGCGATGAGACGCAGGTTGATGGCGGCTACAATAAGTGGGACAATAGTAACTACCTCATCAATAAACGTTTTTATCATTTGCTTGCTGGCTACGGGAAAATAGAGCTCGAAATCGGTGACAAAATTACCTTTGAGATGAAGAACTATGTGGGCCAACTTCGGGACGTGCAATTTAGCGGTGGAACGGTTAGGGGAACACTTGACACGGGCGACACCGTGCCCCGTGGCGGCTACTTCCCTATCGCCTACAATCTGCCCGACATTAAGATAATTGACTTCGTGAAATTCCTTGCGGCTATTACGGGCACATTCCCGTTGCAAATGACGGACGATAACGTGGTGCAGTTCGTGCCCTTCCAAACCATTTGGGACAACATCCCAAAGGCCAAAGACTGGACACGGCGCATTGTTGCGCAGTCGCTCTCGAACAAGCCGAAAGAGCTGGAGTTCAAGATAGGAGATTACGCACAGGTCAACCGTTACAAGTGGAAGGAGGATGAGACGGTATTCGGCCACTATGACGGCACGCTGAAAGTCGATAACAAAACGCTGGACGATAGCAAGGATATTATCACGTTCCCCTTTGCAGCCACGGACGGAAACCGTGTGCCCACATATACACCGATAACCACCTACGGCACGTTCGGCAGGAAGGCAAGCACGGAGGACGGAGGAGGGCAATACAAGGCTTGCAAGGAGCGTATTATGCAACTGACGAAGGGCAAGAATGACCGTGCAGCCTTGAAGTTCGACCTCGACATGAACAAGATTCTAAAAACGAAGTATCGCAGGTTGACGGATAGCTTGCAGTCGGCAAAGGTCATCAAAGAACGGGTAATGCTCTCGGACGTTGATTTGCTGAACTTTGACGAACGTGTGCCCGTGTACCTCGCACAGTATGGCGCATACTTCGCAGTAACCGAGATTAAGCAAGCAGATACGGGGACGGCTGACGTTACTATGTTCCAAATCAAGCTGTGGCACAAGGCTTCCACACCAGCGAAGGAAATCACGATAACCGTCACGGCCACGCATACGGCAAACGGTTACGCCTTCCGATGGGCGGCAGATGCTCCGCTGGAATCCGCCGTGGTGCTGACCATCAAGGCCGACACCAGCGATGCGGACATGGGCTGGATTGGTTTGCGTGCTGGCGAGACGGGCGGCACAATCAACCGTGTAATGAACGGTGCGAAGCCTACGGGCGTGACGGTTTCGAAGACAGACCAAGACGATGAAAGCGTTTACACCTCGGAGTTGGTGCTGGCTAACGTAATCAATATTACGCTGAAAATGGGCACGGAGGCAAATCGTATTCAATTCACTGCGAGCGAGGCTCTGACATCGCCTATAACGGTGCTTGTCGTGGTCTATGGCCAAAAGCATCATCTAACCACGGTGACGATACCAGCGGGCACGGTGGGCGGCTTGATACCAGCGGACGACGGCACGGAGTTCATTAGCCTTGCATACGTTTCAAGTGATTGCGTGCAAGCGGATAACGATATGAATGAGTATATAATAACACATGCTTAAAGGAGATACAGAACATGGCAAGAAATGAAGAAGAGCACATTTTGAACATCCAAGTCAGCTATGACAAGGCGGTGGAGGGTATTAAGAAATACCGTGACGAAATCGTGAATTTGGCAATTCGCGAGAAGGAGCTGGCCCAAGAGCTGGAGGACGGGAAAATCAGCCAACAAGAGTACGACAAGGAGCTGGAGATAGGCAAGGTTGCGCAAAAGAATTACCGTGACGAGATCCGTGCCTTGCAGAAAGAAATTCAGAACAACATAAGGCAGGAGCAGCAGATGGAAGGCTCGCTCAAATCCTTGCGTGCTGAGTTGAGCAACGCTACGAAGAAGTACGATGAACTGAGCAGGGCCGAGCGTGAAAGCGCAAAGGGCAAGGAGCTCCAGCAGCACATCAAGGACATTACCGAAGAGTTGAAGGGCGCAGAGGCGGAAACAGACCGCTTCTATCGGAACGTTGGAAACTACAAAAATAGCATCGTCGAGGCGCTGACGGGTAACAACCGCTTCGCCTCTTCGCTGGCTGGTATTGCGCAGGAGGGCGGCGGCTCTATTAAGGGCTTTTTCTCAACCGCCGTCACGTCTGTAAAAAGTTTCGGCGCAGCCTTGATGAGCTTGCTGGCGAATCCCGTATTTTTGGGCATTGCTGGCATCGCTGGGGCTGGCGTGGCCTTCAAGTGGTTTTATGACTACAATCAAGGACTTGCAGAAGCAACCCGACTTACACAACAGTTCACGGGCAAAAGCGGCGAGGACTTGAAGCAATTCCGAAACGGTGTTCAAGCGGTGGCGGACGCCTTCGGCCTCGAGTTCCAAGAAACATTGCAGAGTGCGAACGCTATGGCGAAAGGCTTCGGGATAAGCGTTGACGAAGCATTGAAGTTGATGCAGGACGGACTTGTAAGTGGAGCGAATGCAAATGGCGAGTTCCTTGATACGGTCAAAGAATACCCAGCCTATTTCAAGGAGGCTGGCATCAGCGCAGAGGGATTCGTTGCCATAACCACGCAGGCCACCAAGCAGGGAATATTCAGCGACAAGGGCGTTGACACTATCAAGGAGGCGAATATCCGTTTGCGTGAAATGACAACGGCAACGGCGAGTGCACTTGACGGGATAGGCATCAGTTCGAAGACCGTCCAGGAGGAACTGCAGAGCGGCTCAAAGACTACGTTCGACATCATGCAGCAAGTCAGCGCAAAGTTGAAGGAACTGCCACAGACGAGCTCCGCCGTTGGAACGGCCATCGCTGACATATTCGGAGGTCCAGGAGAAGACGCTGGCCTTGCCTACATTGAAAGCCTTGCCAACATACAGACCGATCTCGGGAAGGTCAAGGACGGTGCGGGCGAGGTGGCATCAGCGCAGGAGCAACAGATAGAGGCACAGAAGGAACTGAATAACACGATGTCGGCTATGTTCGATATGACGGGCGGCGGCTTCGAGAGTATGAAGGCCCAAATATCAACCATCGCAACGAAGACGCTGGTTGCGATGATGAAGGGTGTTGCGGGTGTCGTGAATTGGTTTGTCCGTCTCTACAACAAATCGCTCATCGTGCGTGCTGGCGTGCTGGCCGTGGCCTATCAGTTCAAAGTGCTATGGTCTGCGGTCAAGCTGGTTTTTAACCTTATAATCGACGGCTTTAAAGGCATTGGGCGTGCCTTGGAATTGTTCGTGGACACTACGAAGGCAGCATTTCGGGCGGTCGTTGGTGCTGCGCAGGGATTCGGCAAAGTGCTATCGGGTATCGCAAATTTCAGCCTTGAAGAAATTAAGGCGGGTGTCGCAGAAATGAAGAATAGCGTTGTTGGTGGTTTCAAGAGTGCTCTCTCCAGCCTCAAAGGAACAATCAAGGCGCAGGGCCGTGAGGTGCTGGGCGACATTGCGAGCTTCGGCAAAGAAACATTCGACAATTTCAAGCAGGGCTTTAATGAAGCCGTCAACGGTGGCGGGTTGAAAGAAATCACCTTTGACGTGGCGGCAAGCGGAGCAGTCCCCACAAACGCCGACATTTCGCCCGTGTCGCACGGAAAAGGTGCTACCCCTACAAGTGCTGGCGCAACCGATAGAAAGCCGACAGGCGGGAAAACTGGCAAGAATAACGTGACGGCCCAAGGCAATGGCCCAAGCGCCGAGCAGATGGCGGCAGATGAGCTGGCGCAGGTGCGCAAGGCCGAGGAACTGCTTTTGCAGCTGATTGAGGACAATGCGGAAAAGCAACGGGCGTTGCTCAAAAACAAGTACGACCAGCAAATTGCCGACCTCGAGCGTGCACTCGCTGAGAAAGGCAAGCACACGGCCAAGGCCGATGAGGCGATGACCATTCAGATAAAAGCATTGCAGCAGCAACGGGAGATGGAGCTGAATAAGCTGGAGCTCCAATTCACGAAACAGAGGGTCGAGCAGGAGAACAAGAAATACGCCCTATTGATTGAAGCGGCCAAGGCTGGAACACGGGAACAATACGAATTGCAGCTGGCCAAGCTCACCAACGAGCAGCAGCTGGCCGAGGCCGAGATAGTGGCTACCCTTACCAACGAGCAGCAGCGGCAAGAGATGTTGTTGGCAAATGATGCGGCCTTCGAGGCCCGCCGTCTTGAATTGAAAAAGAAGTATCTGCAAGAGGAACGTGCGGCGCAGCAGCAAGCGATTACGGAGCAGTTTGCCAACGACATTCAAGGCGCAGAGCAGGGCGGTGACGAGCTGGGTGCGCTTCAACTCAAATTAGACCAAAAGCGGGCCATGCTGGATGCTGCGAACGCCGCCGAGTACACAAGCGAGAAGGCAAAGCAGGAGGCCATTTTGCAGGCTTCCAACGAGTTCTACCAAGCGCAGCAAGACCTCTCGGATAAACGCCGTGAAATAGAGGTTGCAAATAGTGAAGCCATAGCGGGCGCAATAGGCAGCTTGCAGGGCGTCATGGAGGCTTTCGGCAGCAAGGCTCTGCTCTGTCTTGACGAATTTGAGATGGTATTCGGCAAGAACCTGAGCGCCTTCAAGAGCAACATGACCAAGGTGACATTCTCCA